AAGACACCTAATCCTAAATTGGGCAGTAAGAATCCTGCTGCAAGAAAAGGTGCATTAGGCGCAAGCAGCGGATATTAAGGAACATATTATGAGCATGTCAAGTGGAGGCAAGTCAAGCGGCGGCAATCAGCCCAGCAACTTATCGCCTGATCAACAGAATCAAATTCAAAATCAAACAGGCAACTTCACCGGTGGCTTGAATATGACGCCCAACAACATGTATGGCACAACTCCACAAGTTGGCAATCAACCTCCACAACAGCAGCCAGGCGGCGTTCCACAAGTTGGTAATCAAACTCCGCAGGTAGGATCGCCCGGCATTGGTGGTAATTTAACTCAACAACAGCGAGATTATTTTGATTATAAGAAAAATAATCCGCAAAGCAGTTATTATGATTATCTATCTTTTGGACCAAACGCTCAACCGGGTGATCAACTCAGTTTTGATCAACGACAGTCTATGTTGGGTTTAAAACCGGTTTATGGTAACACTCCCCCGATGGCAACAGTTTCGCCAGAAATATTGGGCTATCAAACTGAAGCCGGCGATTATCTAGATCTAGAAGGTAATTCAATGGCACCGCCTTCATCAATGCCAAATTTGAATTCGCCCATACCTAGCAATTACGCAGGACTGGGAGATGTTGCTTTATCTAGGCTTGGTTGGAAGCCTGGCAGCCCATTGCCGGCGCCAGATGTTTTGCAGAAAGCTATAGCAGATGTGCGTCAAGGCGGTTTTGCTGGCCTAATGCAGCCTACTCCGGCACTACCTCCGCAAGTAGCACAACCTGCGCCTGCTGCTAGACTAAACCCGTTTGTTAAACCTCCGCAGGCACAAGTTGGTAAAACAATATTGCGAGCACCAACACAGCAACAGCTACAGGCAAGACAAGCACAACAACCAGTGCGTAGACCGGCGCCAGTAGCACAGCCAAGAGTTGCACCACAACCTGCGCCAGTGCGTAGACCCAGTGTGCAACCTCCGTTGATGCCCGGTCGCCCAATGCGTAGAAGATAACACTAAATACATGGTAGGACAGAATCCTACCATATTACATTGCATAGTAAAGGAAATGATATGAAAAAAACCACCAAGTCTCCAGCCGAAGACAATGTATGGGACGATGTAACAGCAGAAGAAGTTCATGCTGTAGCAGAACAAATCGCAGGTCCCGTAGATAAACCCACCCCTCCCCCAGCACTACACACAGTAGAATTTGACATGGAAGGTCTAATGACTGACTTTCCCACTGCCCGAGAACTAGAGCGTTTTGTCTACGACGAAACTGGCATTGTGCTAAACTTAAAAGGTCGTGCCAACAAACTCAAATACCAAGTTGCACTAGATGTCTTAAATGGCAAAGAAGTTGATCCAGTGTTTACTGGCAGCGAAAATCCTTATGTTGACAAAACAGAATTAATTCCTGTTGAAGAACTACGAGATCCTCCCGCTCGTGATCCTAAACTACCTGCTCGCACAGAAGTGCAAAACTTGTTTGTCAGCAATCAAATTCCTCACACTGACTTTGAAGAGCGTGCCAAAGATAAAAAGATCAATGTTATTTTCCGCAAATACAAAAGCGGTGAAATCAGTTATGAAATCCTAGGCCCTGTTAACCAGCGTCCATTTGGCACTAAGTTAGACAAGTTTGGCCGTGAGCGTCCAGAAGTTATCAAGTGGATTGATCCACGCAAGGGCGAACAAATTGTTGTGCGTGAAGATGGCACATTGACACCGCAAGGTCGTAAACTTCGTGCCTTAATGCAGACATTCAAAGTCAACAGCAGCAACCAATGGGACACTTGGATTGACCGTGAATTTGTCAGCTTAACTGAAAACATTGCTCTAAATGTTTGGGATGACAAATGACCTCCCCAGAAGTTCGCAACAGCATCATTGACCAAGCGCAGCAACAGCGCATGGTTCGTGATACTGTGATCATGCAAAAAGTCAATGCGGCACACAGAGAAGCGTTTAAGACACGCTTTCCTGGTCAAGTAGAACATTGTTTGAGACTAACTGCGGAACGCTTGCAGGCCATGTTAACCAACAAGCCTGACAACCTAGCAGATCCAGCTACATGGACTGCTACAGCAGCAGAGATAGCACAACTCTGCGAAGCAATATATTATCTCAATCAAGTTCGCCAAGCCTGCCCTGTTGAGGAGTAATCATGAACACGGCAGACATGCTGATGAATCGTGCTCTACGCTATGCTTTGGACGAGCATAGCTTAACCATTGATGCACTCAAAACCATTCCTGGCAAGTTAAAAAACATGCTGGAGGATTTGGCCATTGCTGTAGCCGATGACATGCGATACAACAGCTTAAAATATTTTAGGCCGTTTGAACATCAGCGAGCATTCTTTAGAACCGGCGCAGCAGATCGCCGTGGTATACTGGCAGCTAACCGAGTTGGTAAAACAACCAGCACATGCTACGAAACAGCCATGCACCTAACCGGCATATATCCAGACTGGTGGGATGGCTATCGTTTTGATGCTCCTATCACTTGTATGGTAGCAGGCGAAGGTTGGAGTCAGGTAGCATTGGTATTGCAACAAGAACTATTAGGCACACAAGATGTTAAAATTACAGAAAGTTTGGGAACTGGCGCAATTCCTCGTGATTGTATTGTTACTGATACTATGCGTAATGATGGAGCTAACTGTATCGGCGTTGAAATTCGTCATAAGTCAGGCGCTAACAGTTATCTCCTATTTGCCAATTACACGCAAGAGGTTAGACAACTCCAAGGTTTCAAACTTAATTTGGCTGTATTTGACGAGCAGCCACCGGATGACTTTTTCAGTGAAGTCGTTACTAGAACGGCTACAACACAGGGCAAAGTGCTTTGTTCGTTTACGCCGCTCAAAGGCCTCAACGGACTTGTCAGCAAATTCTGGAACAGAGAATCAGGCTACGAATACATCCGTGTAAGTTGGGATGATGTTCCTGAATATGATCCATGGGGTCAACCATTCCTGCTAATGGAAACACGCCGACAGTTAGAGCGTGATTACTTGCCACATGAACGCGAAGCTCGTATTGCAGGTAAGCCTGTTATGGGTAAAGGTGCTGTGTTCCAATTGGGCAACTGGCCCACATACAAAGCAGGCGAATTTAACTTTGCTACTATGCCCAATATACACAGAGCTATTGCACTGGACTTGGGTTTGGTCAATGACAAAACAGTTATATCATTAATGTATTGGGATCCATATGAGAAAACAGCGTTTCTACATAAGCAAATCGTTGTCCAAGGAGTGGAAGAAGCAGTCCCTATGCAGTATGTTAACCACTTACTTAGACCTGAAGTTTTTGGCTGTCCTATTGTTCTTCCTAGTGACGCTTCTACTCCCGGGCGCTATACTATGAGCAGTAACAGCGTTCGTGAACTATTTGAAAGTTATGAATTAAATGTAATACCAGAGCCCATTATGAATCCACCGGATCCACAAGGGCGCAGAACAAACCACAAAGCATATGGTATCAATATGATGCGGCAAATGCTGGAGGTTGGCAGTTTAATGGTTAATGAAAATTGCACACATTTCTTAAACGAAGCACAAAACTACTTCGTAGATGAAAAGGGCAGATTCAGCGATCCGGATGACTGTATTGATAGTGCAAGATACGCACTACTGGCATGCTTGCAAGGCATTGCTGAACCATGGGACAACAGAACACCCGCAGAGCGGATGCGAGCCCAACGAGATAGATATGTAATGAGAGATTATAGCAATAAAGCTGCTATAAAGAAAATATATGACCCAAACAACTGACGAAAAAGCACCGCTGTTTCTATGCAGCGTAAATAAAGAAGGCATCCTATTATGTGAAAAACACGCTAAGGTATTTGAACTGGCAATGATGACAGCTAAAGTGCCGCATACTATCTATGAACTAGATGAAGAAGACACTAACACAATAGAATGTCAAGCCTGTGATTTAACAGACACACTGGAAAGACCACGCTTTATATTACCTAACTAAAGGAGATTACTATGGGAAAAGGATCAACCCCAAGGCCTTTTGATGTGCCTATGCAAAAGTTTGCAGAAAACTGGGACAAAATATTCGGTGCCAAAAAAGAAAAAGAAAAGCCCGATCAGCGTGACCACCCCGACAAGGGCAAGAAGTAAGAGCTAGCCAACAGATAAAAAAGACGCTAAATACTATATTAGAGGGCTGAATGAACCATGTTAGATATTAAACATATACCGATTCAAGACATTAACACAAACAAGCAGATTAATGCTCGTTTTGTTAGACTGAAGAATCAAATGGATGTTAAGATGGCATCCTACTTACGCTACCTAGGCACCAAAAATGCTGTTAACAGAGCCAGTGATTATCACTATTTGTGCCTTGCTGTTACTGACTCTACTGCTCCAGTAAACGGCATTGATTACATTCACCCTAGTGTAAAACCCGTAGTAGATTATGCCACCGCAGTTATTGCCAAAGGCCTTATGCCCAATGGCGAAGTAAACTTTGAATTTGTGCCCGATAACGAAGCAGATGAAGACGCAGCCCGTCAAGCCTCTAACATGGTTCATAAAGTTATCAACCAAATGAATGATCCGCACTTTATTCTAGAGCGTTGGATTATGGATGCAGCCATGCACAAGAATGGTATGATGATGAT